CCAAGGGCGTGGCGAGATACACCCTTAACTTCACACCGCCTGCACAGGCATTCCCGGATAAATAAGGAGCAATAGATGCTGATTGCACAAATCGAGAACGGCGCACCGACCAGGATCGCGCCTTACCGGACGATGTTTCCGGTCACCGTATTTCCTGACAGCGGTCCTACGGACGAGTGGCTGGCTGAGAACTCCTGCATGAAGGTCAACACCTTCCTGGCCCACGACCAGAACACGCAGACTCTCCAGGCCGTGACGCCCTACATCCAGGACGGGTGGGTATACACGGTCGAAGTACGTGATCTGACCGCGGAAGAGCTTGCAGAACGGACGGAATCCAAGGCAGCACAGGTTCGGGCAGATCGCAACCGCCAACTGGTCGAATCCGACTGGACTCAGATCCTGGATGCCCCTGTAGACCGAACCGTTTGGGCCAACTACCGTGAGGCTTTACGGCGCTTGCCTGAGCAAGAGGGCTTCCCGCATAATGTTGTTTGGCCTACCAAACCGGAGTAATTTATGGGCATTAAGTTCACGAACAACGCTAGCGCAACGCTAGCCGCTTCGATCAACAGTACGGTCACTTCGATCTCTGTTACGACCGGACAGGGGGCTAGGTTCCCCACGCTCGCGGCGGGAGACTACTTCTTCGCTACGTTGGTTGACTCCTCCAACAACTTGGAGATCATCAAAGTCACCAACCGTGTCACAGACACGATGACGGTTGTTCGTGCACAAGATGGAACCACAGGCCGTAGCTTCCTAGCCAACGACAGACTAGAACTGCGTCCGGTAGCAGCATCGTTCAATGCGCTTCAAGAGTTCACCCCCTCGGGTACGATCGCTGCTAACACCCTCTCAGGAGCCATCGTTGAGCTCGATAGTGAGAAGGCACCTATAAACAGCCCGACCTTCACTGGTACACCCGCAGCACCGACAGCTACTGCTGGAACGAACACAACCCAACTCGCTACAACGGCGTTTACTACATCAGCAGTATCAACGGCGGTAACAAACGAGCGATCAGCGACTGTGGCGCTTACCAACAAGACGATCACCGGAGCGAACAACACCCTCACGGTTCGTTTGGATCAAACGGACGTGGTTAACACCCTTCCTGTAGTTAGAGGTGGTACAGGTCAGAGCAACTCCTACACCAACGGTGATCTGCTTATCGGTAACACAACCGGTAATACGCTTGCTAGAGCTAAGCTAACTGCAGGCAATGCAATCAGCATTACGAACGGTGCTGGATCAATTACGATCGATTCTGCTAGCCCTAACTCTCAAAGATTTTTTCATCAAGCATCACAACCACAAACATTCACCATTCCTTCTGGAATAACTAGGTTAAAAGTTACTGTCGTTGGCGGGGGTGGTTGTGGTGGGGCTTTTTACAACGCAACATATACTACTGCTGGTGGTGGTGGTGGGGGCGGTGGGGGTGCTGCAATCAAATGGCTATCAGGCCTTACACCAGGGAACACCCTTTCAGTAACAGTAGGTGGTGCATCGGCGGCTAATTCCAGTGGAAACACATCGTCAGTTGCTTCTGGAACACAGTCTATAACAACTATTTCTGCAACTGGCGGTGCTGCTGGAGGTAGTGGTGTTGGTACACCAGTCGGAGGTAGTGGTGGTTTGGGGTCAAATGGAGATTTAAATATTGCTGGGTCTCCTGGAGGTTTTGGTTTTTCAAATCTTATGGGTATGGGAGGTTCTTCTATACTTGGGGGTGGGGGTGCTTCAACTCAAGGTCCAGGGTCTCTGGGAAGACAGTATGGTGGTGGTGGGTCAGGCGGTGGGGCTTGGCCTACTGCTGATGGATTAGGCGCAGCCGGTGTTGTAATTATTGAATGGTGATGACATGAAAGCACTTATAGCGACAAATGAACCTAGAGAAACTGGCTACCGTGTTGCCCAGGTCGAGCCGCAAGAGACTTTCCACGCAGATATGCCGCTCTTCTGGACTGACTGCCCTGACTATGTGGCTGCTGATAAATATTGGTACAACCCAGTGGATCAGCAGTTCGTTAAGTTTCCAGAACCCCCACCACCTCCTCAAGAAATCCCTGTTACGCAAACCTAATGCAGATCTCGATGACACTTCTAGAACCGGTGCGAGCTTGGGCAGAAGCCAAATACAAGGCTTTTCGCCCTAATGGTTTTGGTCGTCAGTATGGCGACTTAAGTCGTATCAATCTTGGCGCACCAGATGAAGTGTGGGAAATTAAACGACAAATTGTTGAGACCAATGGGCTAGCTGGTGCGGAGCAAGAACCGATGTTCAAAGATTTCTGTGGATACATCACTGAAGGTGGTGCGGTTCATCCACATACAGACTCTGAGCATAATGGCAAACAGCATGTGCGATTCAACGTGCTAGTGTCAAAGCCTCAATCGGGTGGAGTGCCAGTGCAAGATGACATCGAACTATTCGTAGAAGAAGGTTCGGTATGGAAATGTGTCGCTAGCCAGACTAAGCATTGGTGCACCCCAGTTGTAGGAAGCAAACCCCGTATTGTCTTGTCTTATGGATTCTTGTTATGAGCAATACACCTTCAGTCAAACTCGGCTGCGTAGCCAACCTGTTCTCTCGCCAGATGCACTTTCAAAAGGCCGGAGATACGGAGCTTGGGCACACGCATCCGTTCGATCATTTGACGCTTCTGGCTTCCGGTTCACTACGAGTTACGGTCAACGGCAAGACAACGGAGTTTAAGGCTCCGCACATGATCTACATCCGGGCCGAGCATAGGCATGAGCTCGTAGCTCTTGAGGACAACACTGTTGCTTACTGTATCCACGCACTGCGTAATGGAGATGGTGTAGACGACATAATCGCGCCGGAGATGATTCCTGTTGGAGTTGACGCCCGGACCATTGCAAAACCTTTAATCTGTAATCCATAGGGAGGTCTAGTATGTCTGCACGTCCGCCATTCGGAGGTCTATCTGATCAAGAGATAGAGCAAATCGCCGAACGCGCTGCCGAGAAAGCTGTCCAGAAGTTCTATCTGGAAGTTGGTAAGGCCACAGTTAAGAAGATCTTCATGGTCATCGGGGCGGCTGCAGTGTTTCTGCTTATCTGGCTTGGGTCGCACGGTCAGATCCCGAAGGGGTAATCATGGATCCAGTGACCCTGCTGGCTACCGCAACCGCCTTATTCAATGGCGTCAAAAAAGCAGTAGAAGTAGGGCGCGAAGCGCAGGATATCCTTGGGCAGCTGTCTGAGTGGGCAGGTGTTGTTGGTCAACTTGAAGAGTACTTTGGCAAACAAGACGCTAAGCCTTCGATATTTAAGAATATTTCATTTGCGCAGTCGGAAACTAAAGAGGCCTTTAATGAGCTTGTTGCAAAGCAAAAGATCAGAGAAATGGAAGACACTATCCGGCATGAATTTCTTTATGGCGCCTTGCAACATCTTGGTATGGATGGACTCAGAGAGTTTTACGAGATGCGTCGCAAGATTAGAGAGCGTCGGATCAAGATGCTCCAGGATCAGAAGGTACGCAGGCAAGAGTTTATAGAGGACATCTTCACTGGGATCTTGATCCTTGGTGTCTTGCTCGTCGGAGCGCTGGGTATTTGGATAATGATTGACGTTGCTATGGAGTACGCATGATCACACTATTTACTACACTGGTTTCTTTCCTAGCCGGCGGTTTGCCTAAGATTCTTGACTTCTTCCAGGACAAGCAAGACAAGAAGCACGAACTAGAACTTGCTCGTATGCAAGGCGAGCTCCAGATGCAAACAATGCGCGAAGGCTTTTTGGCTCAACAGCGGGTCGAAGAGATCCGTACGGACCAGGTAGCCTTACAAGCTCAGTCAGACACAATTCAAGCTGCTCTTGCGCACGATGCCAAGATTGGAGAGGGCGCTAGCACTTGGGTGATAAACCTACGATCTTCTGTCCGTCCGATCGTGACCTACATTTTTGTGCTTGAGTTAGTGCTCATTAACTTCCTGGCTATGTGGTGGGCTATGAAGACTGGCGTCGACTTCAAAGAGGCTCTAGAGTTAGTGTTTACTGACGAAGAGATGCAGATCGTTTCGTCTATCGTGGCGTTTTGGTTCGGGACACAGGCTTTTGCTAAGTCGAGATGAGCGTCCTGTTGCCAGCGGCGGTAGAGATGATGAAACACCACGAGGGTGTGCGGCAACGCTCTTATCTCTGCCCTGCCCATATATGGACTGTTGGTGTGGGGCACGTTCTGTACCAGGATCAGATCCGCTTACCGATGGTCAGGAAAGAAGGAGTCTCGGGGTTGATTCGCAAGGAGTACCCGCTGCGCCCCGAGGACAATCGAGTCTGGACGATGAAGGAAGTTAATGACCTACTTCAACAAGACCTTGCTACTTTTGTACGCGGTGTGGATCGACTTTGCCCTGTTTCTACTGATGGCCAAAAATCTGCTCTGGTTTCCTTCGCCTTTAATGTCGGCCTTGGCAATCTTCAACGTAGTTCTATTCGCATGCGCCATAATCGCGGAGACTACCAAGGTGCTGCAGAAGCGTTTATGATGTGGACTAAGGCTGGCGGTAGAGAGCTACCTGGCCTTGTTAAGCGTCGTAAAGACGAAAGAGCGTTGTACCTATCTTAAGGAGTCAAGCATGGCATGGTCGTTTGAAGAAGTCATAGAGAAAACTGGAGCCGATGTTGTCGGAGGGCAGCTAATTATTGGCATTCTGGAAAACCGCAAGATGATCGGCTTTATGGAGAACGGGGCGTTCACGATTACCGAAGAAGGCAGGGAGTACCTTGCCGCTCTGGATAAGCCCAAAGCAACCCGCAAGAAGAAAGAAGTGGAGATCACTCCGGTCCCCGATGAAGAAGTGGTGCTGGACGATAACTTCAAGCTGGACTAAGTGGGAAAGGGCTAATCCGTGGCAGTCATATTCTTAGAACGATTCTCTGGGTTGTCTCCACGGACTAGCCCCACCCAACTTGCGCCTACGCAAGCCCAGATCGCAAGGAACGTAAAACTCAACTCTTTGGAATTGCGCCCCTGGCAGCAAGCTACCGAGGAATACACGCCGGCTACCCCTGATGTCCGGTCGATCTACAAGCTGTATGACCCCACCGGCAATTTGTTTCGCTGGCTTGAGTGGAATACAGATGTAGATGTAGTCAAAGGCCCGGTTCTCGACGATGCAGATTCTCGTGTGTATTACATGGGGTCAGGCCAGCCAAAGAAGACTAACTGGAACCTGGCAACCACTAACGGAACAGGCACGCTGCCGTTCCCAAACAAATACCTAAGCATGGGGGTTCCTTCCCCCACAACTGCCCCCACGCTTACTACCGCAGGCGGTACTACTCCCGAAGACCGGGCATATCTCTACACTTTTGTTTCTCAGTTCGGCTCGATTTCTGAGGAGTCTGCCCCCAGTCCAGCAGCCACTATCACTACCAACGCCACGGGAGCGACAGTCACGGTATCAGGGTTTACCACAAGTGGCACGTACTCTCAGACTGGCACGACGATCACGATTACTGAGTCTGTCCACGGTATGGATACCGGGCAGGTGGTGTATTTGGACTTCACATCTGGTACTGCTCCCGATGGCTGGTACACAATCACAAACACTGGGGCCAATACTTACACGGTGCAGGCGCCTTCGGCCACTACTTCTGGCAACGTCGTTGTCGCTGCAAAACTACCCAGTGGCACATACAACATAACTCATCGGCGGATCTACCGCACGGTTGTCGGAGCGACGACTGTCTCGTATCAGCTTGTCGATGAGATTCCTCTGACCCAGACTTCCTACTCTGACACTAAGCCGGTGTTGGATCTTGGCAGTCTTTTGCAGACTCAGAACTGGAACCCCCCGCCCGATGATCTTAAAGGGCTTGTGGCTATGCCTAACGGTATGCTGGCTGCGTTTCGGGACAACGAGGTGTGGTTCAGTGAGCCATACTACCCCCATGCTTGGCCGGATCTTTACACCCTGGTTATCGACTCGAACGTGGTTGGTCTAGGGGTTTACGATACTACTCTGGTGGTAATGACCCAGACGCAGCCATATCTGTTGACTGGTTCTTCTCCGCTGTCGGTATCTCAGGCCAAACTGCCCATCTTCCAGCCGTGCGTCTCCAAGCGGTCGATTGCTTCAGATCAATACGGCATCATGTACGCAAGCCAGAACGGACTTGTATCGGTAGGCCCTGCGGGTACGGATGTTATTAGCACTCCGCTCTATACACGGGATGACTGGACGCTACTGAACCCTGGCACGATGCTCGGGGCGATATATAACAACCAGTACTTCGGCTTCTACACGACGAACACCGGTACTTACGCCATCGTCATAACTCGTGGTGATATTCCGCCGCTTATTGAGTTTGACTTTGACGCCACGGCCATCTTCATTGACCGCAGCACGACTGAGTTCTTCTGCGTGTCTCAGCTGGATAACAAGATCTACCAGATCGACGCTGACCCGGTTAATACTACGTTGTTCGAGTGGAAGTCCAAGAAGTTTATCTTCGGCATGCCGTCGCATTTCGGCGCTATCAAAGTACGGGCGGACTTCGGTGAAATCCAAGACACGGCAAACTACAACCAGATCGTTCAAGCACTTATAGCGCAGAACCAAGCTCTTTGGACGACTCAGGGCAACAATCTGCAGGGTGTACTGAACTCTTCGTTAGTGAACACTTTCACGCTTAACGGCTCTATTCTTAACGATATCCCGGCACTGGGCGAGACTCGTTCGGTCAACATCTTCCTCTACGGTGATGGCGTTCTGGTGCATGAGGTCGGTGTAACTTCTACAAGCGTAGTACGGTTGCCGGCTGAGAAGCGCCATGACGAGTGGGAGCTCTTAATTACTGGAAACATTCGGGTGCAGTCTCTGGCCATGGCTAGCACGGTTACTGAGCTCAAAGAGGTGCCGGAATGAGAAAGCCCGGTATCCCAGCCATACCGATCCTTGACCGGGCAACACAGCAGACTCTGACTGCCATGAAGGAAAACATTGAGCTGATTACTGGTGCTCGTCCTGGTATTGGCACTATCCGGCCGTTGGCCTCAGATGCAACGACTGCTCAGATCATAGCCAAAATCAATGAGATAGCAGCCAGGATCAATTTTGACGGACAGTAATTGCCAGCGTATCGGTTTTCTGGTATATAGGGTTAATGAAAACAGTCATTTACGGGCAGAACGAACGCGTAATTGATTGGGTTGGTAGACAGGTAAACGAGTTTGATTTCGGTAGTGCCAGCGGGATCGGGCTTGAAGAAGATGGCGAGCTGATAGCAGGGGTAGTTTTTAATCTCTACACCGGCCCGTCGATCTCGATGCACGTAGCAGCAGTACCAGGTAAGCGGTGGATGACTAAAGAGTATTTGTGGCGCTGTTTCGCATATCCATTCTTACAACTTAAATGTAACAGAATCACAGGACTTGTCAGGGCAGACAACTATGAAGCTCAGCGGTTTGACGAACACTTGGGGTTTAAGCGAGAAGGCGTCATGCGAAGAGCCAACGATGATGGGACTGACATGATTGTGTACGGGATGCTTCGTGAGGAATGCAGGTTCTTAGGGATTAAGAAATGAGATACGACCACTTCTCCATGTTGCCCGAACGGGCATTTCAACACCGACCTTTCGGTGGTATGACGCTTGAGGGCGGTAAAGGCGGTGGTGGTGGTTCTGCCCCAGCTCCTGATCCCAATATTGGCATCGCCCAGCGCGAGCTTGCCGATATCTCCAAAGAGTACCTCAACCAGTGGAAGACAGAAGTCTGGCCTCAGCTCAAATTAGAGTCTGAGCGTCTTACTGCGCGTGCTGATGAACAGTTTGCTCTTGACCGTGAACTGCAGAACATTCAGATCGCCGCTGCCAAAGAAGGCATGGAGCGCTACCAGAAGTACGGGTTTCCCCTACAAGAACAGTTGTTTGCTGAGGCTGAGAAGGCTGGTTCTGCAGAGGACATCGAGCGTCAGTCTGCTTTGGCCCTGGGTGATATTCGTTCGGCTACGGCTCGTGAAGAGCGTGACATGGAACTCATGCAGCGAAGCTATGGTATTGATCCTACTTCTGGCCGCTACCAGGGTATGCGTCGGGCTACTGGAATTGATACTGCCGCTATGGAGGCTGCCGCTGCTAATCGCGCACGGACGGCTGCTGAGTCTTTAGGTTGGGCGAAAAAGATGGACGCCGCTGCTGTGGCTCAAGGTCAGTTTAGTAACCAGGCCACTTCGACGGGTCTGGCGTTGTCTGCTGGTGGTGCTGCTATGAATGCCGCTGCTGTGCCTATTAGTACGGTACAAGCACAAGGATCTAGTATGCAGCAGGGGTACGGACTTCCGATGCAGGGGTGGCAGAGTGTTGGTCAAATGGGTGTTTCTAAGTACAACGCAGACATCAATCTCTACAACGCACAGGAAAGCGCAGCTGCACAAAGAGCAGCAGCAAAAGGAAGTACGCTCGGAGCCTTGGCTGGTGCGGGTGCTTACTACGCTCGTTCTGATATTCGTGCCAAAGAAAACATCGTTCCTGTCGGAACTCTACCTAACGGGCTGACCGTTTATGAGTTTGAGTACAAGCCAGCGTTCAAGGCAGAGTCTGGATATGGCAGATACCGAGGGGTCTTGGCGCAGGAAGTTGAGTTGTTCAATCCTGAAGCAGTTATCACAACCGCAGATGGCTTTAAGGCCGTTAACTACAGCATGGTGATCTAAGATGGCATACGCGGCTGAAGGTTTTACCAGAGGGTTCCTAGGAACTATCCAAGGGCTGACCGCCTTAGAGCGTGCGCAGTTAGAAGCTGAAGATTTTCGTGAGCGCCGAGCAAGAGCACAACAGTTTCGAGATATCACTGCAGAAGAACTTGGTCGTGTAGGACAGCTACCGCAAACATCTACAGGGGCAATCCAAGGAGCTGTTAGCGCACCGCCACAAATGTCGGCTATTCCTGCTACAGAAGAAACTCCTTCGCTACGACAGACTGCCGGTATTCAAGAAGGAATAACACGTCCTCAAGCCACTACAGCCCCTGCTTCTACTACTCCAGTTAGTAGACAAGATGCGATGCTACGTATTCTTGAGCGGGGTATGGCTGTTGATCCTGAGAAAGCGTTTGATATCACGCTAAAAGGTTTGCAGCTTGAGGATGTACTCAACACGAGCAAGAAGAAAAAAGAGTTCCAACAATGGCAGACTTCGTTTACCGCTGAACTTGGCAAACTTCAAGGGATGGCAGAACAGGCTAATACAGACCCCGCAGGGTTTATGGCTAGCGCTAAAAAACTAGGTATTGATATTCGCCCTGTCAGTGTTGGTGGTGGCAAACAAGTTTATGAAGCCTACATGGGTGGCAGGAAGATGGGGCAGTACGACAATCTCCAGACCGCTGCAGAAGATGGCATCGCTCAGTACACCAACAATATGTTCAGGCAAGGAGCAGCGCAGTTTGCTACTTCGATACAAGATTTTGGAACTCTGCTGCAAACTTCGCAGACGATGGATATCGCACGTCGTAATCTTGCCCTGAGTGAAAAACGAGATGCGCGAGATGAAAGTCGAGAGGCGCGAGAAGCAGCTTTGCAACCGTTTAGGGTTGATGAAATCAGAGCAAATATTAGGGAGTCAAACGCAAGAGCGGCAAAAGCAGGATACGAAACAGGCAAGCTTAAGCGGATGGACGATATGAATGCCGAGCTTCAAAATCTTCTTAAAGATCCTGTTAAGAACGCAGATGCTATTCGATCTATGGCGGCTCAAATGGAGGCCTTGTTCCCGGAGGTCTACGTCAAAACTGGAAAAATCACTAAAGATGGGGAAGAAGTTCTTGGCACGGTTGGTATATTGAACCCGACAACAGACAAAATACTTAGAGGGGCGGGTGTAGCTCCTCCTGAAATTGTAGCTGCAGCTCGTTCGGGCACTAATCCGATTACTGGTAAGCCATATACATCAGCAGAAATTACTGCTTTTGAAAATAAATATCCAAATACACCATGGCCCGGCCCACAAAAAACTACTACACCCGCTAAAGGGGGTAGATCTGCAATCCCTGCTACGGGTGGTAGAGGAGCACCTCCTAGCGCAGCTCTTAATATTCCACCAGCGCCTCCTCGGACTATACAACAGCAAACTAGAGGTGGTATTGTCGATACCGGCATACCAAATCCAAATTATGCGGCGTGGGAACGTAGATACGGGCAATACCAAGCACAACAGCGCTAAAAGGGTGATAGCTTATGTCGGTCTGGGATCAACTTGAACAACAGGCTACTTCTGCAAGGCAAGGCACTGCTACGCCTACAAGTGTCTGGGACCAATTAGAAACCGGACGTTTTACACCTGCTAAACCTCCATCTCGTGGTTTCTTAGGCGCAGCCAACGACTATGTAATTGAGGCGGCCAATGCGATCCTGGGTGGTGGTAAGGCCCTTATCGATTTTGCTGTTCCTGGTACTGAGCTAGCTAACCAGATCGAAGATCTAATCAAGCAGGGTGAAGAAAGCCAGAGTGACGTAGCCCGTCAAGCCAAACAACGCCTCGGTGAAGATATCGAAGCTGGGGGCATGCAAGCCCTCAAAGGTGTTGGCAGTTACATCGTAGAGAACCCTGCACTGGCTCTGTCTCAGGCTGTCGGTTCGTTTGCTATCCCCATGGGAGCAATTCGTGGCTCGCAGATCGCCGCTCGTGGTCTGGGTGTTGGTGAGCGTGCCGTTGCCCGTGCTAGCGATGTTGGCCCGATTACTCGTCAGGCAGCCGTTGCTGCTGAGCGCAAAGCTATTGAGCGTGTGGGTACTGGTGCTGGTATGGGCATTGGTGCCGCTCTTGGCGCTGGTGAGGCTGGTGGTGATGCCTACGGTCAAGTCTATGAAGGACTGATCGAGCAAGGTGTTGACCCTGTAGAGGCTGATCGTCAAGCTACGGAAGCAGCTCGTCTGGCTATGCCAGCCCCTGCCATTGTGGGTGCTATCGCTGGTAGGTTCGGTGCTGAGAAGGCCGTCGCCGCTCGTAGTCGTCAGGGAAGTATTCTGCGCATGGCCGGTAGTGAAGCAGCCCAAGAGTTTGCTGAAGAAGGTACAACCAAGCTATCTGCCAACGTAGCCGCAGGCCAGTACATCGATGGTATCGACCCCATGCGTGGGGTTCTTGGTTCTGCAGCACTAGGTGCAGCACTTGGCGGTATGACTGGCGCAGCCATTGGCACGATCACTCCGATCGACAAGCAGCCTGGAAGCATGCTCAGTGGGGCTAACGATAATCTGCAGGGCTCCCGTACTCCTAGCGGTGATGCAATTCGTCAAGCGATCAACACTGGGCCTATGCTGCCTGATGTTATTTCAGTTACTTCCAGAGGAGAGGCCTTTGTTACCCCGGAGCAACAGCAAGCGTATCAACAGTTTGGTCAAATGGGCGGTCGGGTTGATACTGCGGTACCAGGTCGTCCTGCAACGACGCCGCCATCGGCACCTGCCGGTACAGCACAACCATCTGCGCAACCTACTGCGCGGGTACAGTCGGCTCAGTCGCAGCCCGTTTCACAAGAAGAATATCTGACCGCAGCTCGAACATACGGTCTGGCTCCAGCTGCAAACATGAGCAATGCCTGGGATCTGGGCGGTGCTCGCATTTATGGGCAGCCGACGGTTAAGGCTGTCGTCGAAGGGTTGGCTCAAGCAGACCGGCAGTTAAGTCCTGTCCAGCGTACGCTCAATGGCGCCTTCCTAGCAGCCAACGTAATTAAGCTCAGTGGCAATATCGCCAACGCCAAGCCAGTTGTTACTGCGCTGAACAAGGCTACTCAGAAGTATGGTCTTGTGGATGTTGGCTCGACGCAAGAAGCTTTGGCTCGGATCGATGACCAGATTGCAGCATTAGCACGTCAGGGTAAACCCGCAACTAACCCCATGGTTGAGCAGCTTGATGCCATCTATACGGCGTTGACTGGCCAATCGTCCCCGTTGTACACACAACTTTTGGAAGGAACCCCAAATGAACCGCAACAGCAAGCCGCTACCCGGGTGGGAGCAGTATCAGAGCAAGCAGGCACAGATGCAACAGTTGGTACAGCAGGACGGACTGATCTTGGATCGGTTCAATCCCTCCTCACAGGAGGTATCCCTGGCGGACCGGCTGGCCTCCAAAATGTCCCAACAGGAGATGGTCGAACACGGGATGGTGCCACTGTCACCCCCACAGGAGAACCTACTGCAAATGTCGGTACGGTATCAGGTCAAAGAACGGATCAAGGGGGAGAAGTAAGTGGCCTTCGATCTGCAGGAAGAACTGGCGAAGGCACGCAAGCAGATGTGGGTCGAGCGGCTGGGACTGGAACAACTGGAACCGAAGGAACGGGAGCAGGCCCTGCAGCGGCAGCTGTCGGGGCTCAACAAGCTGGCAAACCTCGCCAAGTCCGTGCTAGAGCCGAAGAAGACGTAACTCTTGGCAAGCAGCTGTTCGATGGCATAGCCAAACGGTTCGAGATTGCTATCCGGTTCGATGATCTTGATCCAGCCCTGCAAGAAGTCTGGCTTGTGGCCGTTGAGAACGATCGTACTGACCGTGCCATTGTTGAGGCCCTGGCGCAAGAGCAGGAGCTGATCCGTAACGACGTATCTGCCCAGCAGATTCTAGACTTCGCTTTAACCCGGCTTTATCCGGCAGACAAACAGGCTGCAAAGCGTAGCTTCATTTTGGAGATGTACGGCACGCCTCAGGCCAAACGGGAAGAGTCTGTTGCTGAGCTGGCTAAGCGGTATAACCGCAGCATCGATACCATTAAGAAGGACTGGAACCGAGCCATTCGTGACTTGCTTGGCCCAGATAAGCAGAAGCTGACCGATGCGATCAAAGCAGCCATGGTTGAGTTACGCCTGTCTGATGCCGAAGCAACGCAGTATCTGACTTCCCTAATGGATTCGATTAAGGCAGAGCAGACGGAAGGCCGGATTACTGAAGCAGAAGTAGAAGAGTTGACGATTGATGAGGCTGAGCTTGGCGCTGAAGATGCTGCCATCACTGCTAGGGGTCGGGCTACTGCTAGTCTGCAGGAAGTAAATAAGGCTGCTGAGACGAACAATCAGAAGTTTTTGCGTATATCCCAAGCCCTCGATGCAATTGAGGCAAGGCAGAAGCCTACCCGTAAACAGATAGACCAGGCGAACGAGGCCCTGCAAAGAGAAAAAAATGACATAGCAGAGCTTACCGAGAAGCAGCTTGAGACTCTAGCGATCGACGCTTACCTCAACGACGATGAATTCTTTGGCGACAGGATCGTTAAGGAACTCAACGACAGGCTAGAAGTTACTGAAGATATAGCGGAGAAACAGGCCGCTAAGAAACCCATCACTGCAAAAGGAGAGCCCCGTGCCGTTCAAAAGCAAACAACAGCAAAAGTACCTGTTCAGCCAAGAGCCCGAGGTGGCGAAAAAGTGGGCCAAGAAGTACGGGGTGCCGAAAAACCTGCCGCAACGGGTGAAGCCAAAACCGAAGGGCAAGTAGTAGTTACAACTAAAGCAGCTCCAACGCCGACACAGGCTCCTAAGTTAACGCCTACCCCTACCGCTAAGGAGACACCCGCTGCAGTTGCTCTTACCAAAGCCGAACAGGTAGAGGCTAAGTACAACGAGCTCAGGGCGTTTGCTCCTGACTTGATCCCCGTGTGGGGTGCATTGACTGTTGCTCAGCGCGACAGCTTACTTGCCATCGATAACCCGGCAGACATCAACGTACGCAACCTTGAGCAGATTCTCGATGAATCCAAGGTCATTGATGTAGAGGCTAGGGAGATTGCCCCTGCCGAGCGCCGGTTGATGCTTGAGAAGTCCAATACGCTGACTGATGAGCAGGTTCAAGTCCTGCAGGTACATTACAAGGCCAAGGCTGGCACCGATGCGTTCTTAAGCAAGCTCAGCCAAGACATCGCTAACTACACCAACAAAGGTGCAGAGTTTGTAGCCGCACGTATACGGGCGATCATTGCTCAGTTGGCCAAAGCGGTTGTGGCAGTTGCCATCGTATTTAACCCGACGGTGCAGCAAAATGGATTCGACTTCAACCTGCCAGAAGCCTACGCCAAGGCTAAGCAGATAACCATAGAACTGCCAACGTCAGCTCGCTCGAAGATGTCTCCCCTGGCTCAGTCCGTCTTTACAGAGATGGCAGCCACCGCACAGATTAGCGGCAAGGGGTTCATCATTGCAGACAAGCCCAACGGCATGATTCACGTCTTCGATAAGGATGGCAATGTTATTGCCCAAGATACCGCGCTCTACGGTCGAGATGTTGGTGATGTACTGGGTTCTGCTTCGTCGCTTGAAGGTGGCAAAAAAGTCACCCCCGCAGGTAAGTACGCGCTTGAGGCCGTAAAGCTTCGTGATGGCGGTACATACGCTGGTGGATACACCCTTGACCTTGTTGGCACAAACGACGGCACTGGCACGATTGCAATCCACGCTGCCTACCTTGGCAATGTCAACGAGAAGCGGCTTGAGCGTCTGGCTTCTCCTGATGTAAAGGACAACCGGGTGAGCTATGGCTGCATCAACACGAGCCACAAGACTTTCCTGGACAAGATCATCCCGAACATCAACAAGCTAAATGGTGGCATGGTGTTTGTGCTGCCAGATAGTCCTGAGACGTTCAGTATGCCAGCTGCTCCCACTGCCCCCCAGCCGGCTAAGACCCCCAAACAGAACGCGATGCGTCGCCGTGCTGAGGAAAAAGTGCAAGAAGTCACTGGCTCCAAAGACAATCTGATGATTGAAGATGCCTCGCTCGATGAAATGGCAGAGGCTTACGAGGGTGTTTCTGCGCTGCGTGATCGGTTCAATGCCTTAGGCATCGGTAATGCGTTCAATGCGGTGGGGCAGTTCTTCGTCAGCTACAACCCCAACGTAGACTGGGACGGCATCATTACCAACATCGATCAGAAGGTCGCTATTGTTCTTCGTCAAGACATAGCAGCTAGCCGTGGAAACGCCATGTGGACCATGGCACACGAGATCGGACACGCTGTAGACCAAGCAGTGCAGGGACAAGACACATATTCCTCGGACCCTCGACTTAATCTGCGGTTGGTTAATGGCAAGCTCGTACCCATGGGTGAAGTAGCCATTGAGATGTCCAAGTTGTACAACACCGATGAAGCAGCTAAAGCAATCTTCGGATACCCATTTGATCCGAAGGAAGTAAAGGGGTTATCGCTTAACGAGATGCGGCAAGAGTTGTTTGCGCAGATCTGGGCGTTCTATACTTCTGGTCCTGTTGGTCAGCGGATTCTTGAGCAAAAAGCTCCCGCCACAGCCAAATTTATGAAGGAGGTACTTGCTCGTGTACAAGAAACCACAGACTTCCAAGCCACAGACCTCGGCCAAGAAGTTTCGTTCGATAGTAGAGCCGAGGGGGTCGCTGCGGGGCGGGGGGCAGTTCCTGGAGAAGCAGCAAAAGGACAAGCCCCAAAAGTCTTAAGAAATAGACGTGCCGATGCCACTATCGGTAAGCTGCCTGAGTCACTGCAGCCGCAAGCCACACAGATTTACTACACGCTGAAGGACTGGGCATCTAAAGCAGCGCCTACGTTCGCCTTCACGCAAGATCTGGTGGACATGGCCAAGGGTAAGCTCAAGTCTGTCACTCGGTTCGTGCAGCTCTACAACGAGCAACAGGTTATCCAGACCGAGTACGAACTGCGGGTCAAGGCTATCCTGGATGACTACGATGCACTGCCTGCCGAAGTCCGTGGTACTGGCCCCAATAGCGTCAATGCCTTCATCAAAGATTCAACGATGTCTGGCAAGTGGGGATACAAGATTAAGGAAGAGTCCGACGTTACGCCTGACCCTGCACTAGAGGCACGGTTCAGGGCTTTCCCCAAAGAGGCGCAGAAAGTCATCAAGGATGTCTTCAAGCATGGCTACGATGTGCTACAGGACATGAAGCGTACCCTTAGGGATAACACTAACTCTGAGTTTGATGCGCTGATTGAAGAAGCTCGTGCCAAGGGCAACGAGAAAGAACTGGCAGAACTGCAGGCAGCCAAAGACCAAACGCTCAAGAACTACCAGAAGTTGTTCGCCCTGCAAGGTAAGAAGCCCTACGCACCGCTCAAGCGTTTTGGTAACTATGTGGTTGTTGGCAAGTCACAACGCCTGCTGGATGCTGAAGAAATCTACCGCAACTCCCAAGGTTCTGCACGGGCTCTGGCTAATAAGACGCTTACCGACCTGCAAACGGATCCTCAGCACTACTATGTTGGATTTGCTGAAACCGCTGGTGAAGGTCAGGTTATTGCTAATCAGTTGCGTCGTCAGTTTCCCGACATGCAGGTTACAGATCCGTTCGAGAAGAGCGCCCAGGAAAGTCTGTACGGTGGCAACGATCTGAACCAAGTGTTCGCTCGGTTGCGCAACCTCGTCGATGAAAACCTGAAGTCATCTGATAAGGACGTGGTAGTTCGCGGTGTCCGCAAGATGATCCTCGATCTGCAGACCCAGATGCTTAGCAACCAGTCGATCATGCACGCTACGAACCGTAGACTTGGTATTGCTGGTGCCGACGACGACATGATGCGCGCTTTTGCCACACAAGGCAGGGCTTCTGCTCATTTCATTGGGTCGCTTAGCAACACTGGCAAGATCTACGAGCAACTCCGCAACATGAGCAATGAGTCGAAGAACGACCCTGAGGCTCGCCGGTACTTCAATGAGTTTGTCCGTCGGCATGCGATGGGGTTTGACTACGACCCGTCTCCGGTGCTGAACAAGGCGATGGCAACAACGTCGCTCTGGATGCTTCTGACTAGCCCGGCCTACTATCTGCAGAACATGACTCAGCCGTTGATGATGTCAGTGCCGTTTATGGCTGGTAAGCACGGTGAGGGTCGGTCGCTCAAAGCCATGTTCTCTGCGTACAAAGAAGTGGGCAAGTTACTGCAGAATATCTCGGTCAGGCGCCCAGGCGAGCAAGTTGACTTCTCTAACCTGCCTGAGGACGTACGGGGTATGGTGGAGGATTTGGTCAAGCGAGGCCGTATCCAGATCACTCTGGACAGGGATTTGGGAGAGTTTACTTCTGGCGAGGATAGTGCGTTTAGGAAGCTGGGTAAGGCGTCTGGCTATCTGCAAGCTATCGCAGAAAAAACGGAACTTATCAACCGCGTCAGCACGGCTGTTGCTGCCTATCGCCTAGCCATTGGCAATAGAGAATCTGAATCTGCTGCACGGGACTACGCCGACAAGGTGATTCGAGTAACCCATGGTGACTACTCAGGTGCCAACGCTCCTCGGTTCATGCGTAAGGGTATCGGCCGGTTGGTAACTCAGTTCCGTAAGTTCCAGTTGATCCAGCTCTCCATGATGATCCGTCTGCTCAACGACGCCACGAGAGGTGCTACTGCAGAGGACAAACGGGCTGCTCGTTACACCCTGTTGTGGGTCTTTACTCATGCTGGCGTGGCTGGTGGCATCATGGGCTTGCCTGGATTTGCAGCTGCCGCTGCCCTGTACGGGATGCTCTTCGGTGACGAGGATGAACCATTTGAGCCCGAACTTGAATTACGCAGATATTTTGGAGATGAGATTGGCACTTTAATGACAAAAGGTTTGCCAGCTCAAATGGGAGTCGACGTGTCCGGTAAGATCGGTGCGGGTCAGATGCTCTCCATCTTGCCGTATGCAGATTTCGACTTAAGCAAAGCTGGCTGGCAAGAGACTGTCACCGCTGCCATGGGTCCGTTTATCGGTGGTCTGGCCCCTCGTGGCATCGACGGTATCAGCTACATGGGTGAGGGCAACTACTACAAGGGCGTGGAGAATCTCATGCCCAAGGGTGTTACCGATACGCTCAAAGCCGCCAGGTTCGCTACTGAAGGTGTGACGCAGCGCAACAACGACGTGTCTCTGTCTGCTGATGAGATTTTGTTTGTTGATGCCATGTTCCAGGCATTAGGGCTGCCCACTACCAAGTTGACCGAGCGCCAGTTCCGTACTGGGGTTGTTATCCGTACAGAGGAATTCTTCGACAAGCGCACGGCAGAGATCAAGCGGAACTACACCAAGGCTTATCGTGAGAATGATGTAGAGGCCAATGCTGAGGCTAGGGATGCTTGGAAGCGCGTGCAGGATGCCCGAGTTGCTAGTGGGTTTACCCGCCAGCCGTTGTCTAATTTACTCAAGGCACCTCAGGAACAGCGTAAGCGTGAGCGCCAGACAGCAGGTGGAGTACAGTACACCCAAGCAAACCGTCGCTTTGTTGAATCACTACCCTGATAGGAGTTTAAGATGACTGACCGAGTTAACGTTCAAGTAGTAGGGCGTAGTACTAGCGGACAAATTTCAGCACAAGCTGGATTTATGAAAGCAACTCATATAATCCATACCGCTAATGCTACTGGGTATGTACAGTTTTTTGATTCTGCTACTACACCTGCTGAGGGGGCTACGCCTAAATACGCCATACCTTCTATGGATAAAGGTACATACACTTTTAATATACCTGAACCCGGTGTTTTGTTTGATAAAGGCATTTATGCTGTAGTGCCAGCAAACACGGAAATCGACTTCTTCTTTGTGAATGCGTAATCATGGCTAAGTCACCTGCATGGCAGAGAAAAGAAGGCAAAGACCCCCAGGGGGGATTGAATGCAAAAGGTCGGGCGAGCTACAACGCCGCGAATCCAGGCAAGCCAGGACTCAAACCTCCCGCGCCAAATCCAAAGACGAAGGAAGACACTGGACGCAGGAAGAGCTTTTGCGCTCGGATGGAAGGCATGAAGCAGAAACTCACCAGCGAGAAGACCAAGCGCGACCCAAACTCCCGGATTAACAAGTCTTTGAAGGCATGGAACTGCTGATGCCTACCAAACCTAAATCCAAGGTCAACGAGGCTGGCAACTACACTAAGCCAGGCATGCGTAAATCACTCTTTGAGAAGATCAAAGCCGGTGGTAAAGGTGGTGATCCTGGAGAATGGTCGGCGCGCAAGGCTCAGATGTTGGCTCGGGAATACAAAGCCAAGGGCGGTGGTTACAAATGAAACCATCTCAGAAATCTCTCAAAGACTGGAGCGATCAGAAATGGCGTACGTCAGATGGAACCCCATCGAAAGGCAAAAAGCGTTATCTTCCAGACGCCGCCTGGAAGAATCTCTCACCTTCAGAAAAAGCAGCTACGAATCGAGCCAAGGCGGAAGGCAACCGCAAGGGCAAACAGTTTGTGCCGCAGCCAAAATCTGTAGCGCAAAAAACGGCGAAGTATCGTTAAACCTTCTAGGAGATTGGTGATGATGTACGGCAAGAAACCCGCTGCCAAAGATGCAGCAGCAAAGAAACCCGCAGCATTTAAAGCTTGTTCCGCTTGTCCTAACCCTGCCAAGTGCAAGGCCATGGGTAAGTGCATGATGAAGGGCAAGAAGTAAAAAAATCCCCCGATCCTGGGGGCAGGCATCGGGGGCAACTCTACGGAGGGAAAACCAATGACAGACCGCATTCTACCTAAGTATTTGCAGCTTGGCTACCTTCCATCCGTAGGTTACTGACTACGCTTAACGCAGGGGTGTTTGCCCCTTGTGCTTCCAGTTTCAGCATGTCGATCGAGATACAGCGGTGCTGCCCTGCTGATACTCTGGTTCCTCTACCCACGTTGAATTTGTCCTTGATCTCAGACGCCACACCTGAGGCCGTGGCAACATCCAGCATGTGCTTGTGATCGACTCGGTGCTTGAGGCACCAGTCCTGAACTTCCTTCTTAATTAAGAAAAGCTTACCTGTCAGCGGGTGAGACTTAGTGTTCTGATTACCAATGATGTAGCGCCCTGCTGGTGGGCCGCCATTGACCCGGTTGGTATCTTCTGGGCCTCGACTATCTCGCCCATCCCGATACTCCGTAGTAACCAGAATCCGTGGAGACAGCTCGTTGAGCATCCGGTTGAGCGCTTCTTCTGGCGTGACGGTGTTCTGCTCCTTGACCGAAGCTGCCAGTTCTACGAACAGTTCCAGCACAAACGAATAGAGTTTCTCCAGATTGAAGTTCGTTATGCCGAGCTCGTTGGTAATTTCCATAGCAGACAGCGAACAGATGGCATGGTTGCGGTAGAACCTGTACTTCACATCAGGCATGTCTGTCTCTAACTTGACGCCCCACCGAGCCATACGCTCAAGAACGTTGTCTAAGTTAGTGGTTACATACTTAAGAAAAACATCGCCTGCTGCACCGCGATTGATAAACATCTGTTTCTTGGCGGCCTCGACCTCGCTCATCTTCAACTGTGGCAGGGTGTACCGATCGATCTTTATCTGGATCATCCGAACCGCTTCGGCCTGGGTATTGCTCTGCCTAGCTGCCAGGACTGAATGGAGATCTTTGTTAGCGGTCACATACATATTGAGCGCCCAAGTCTGGGTCTCTGCGAACCGCACACCGGAACTACCCTTGCCTACGGTCAGACGCTCCCTCTCCTGGCCAAGCGATACAGCGTAACTCAGCTTGGAGAACTCCTCTGGGTCGATATTGGTTATCTCATCCAGGAGCATAGGCACATTCTTATAGGCGCCTAACCGGGCATAGCGAGCATTGGTGGTGGCATTGTCCTCTGTCTTCAGGCTCATCTTGTCGGCGTCACCAAAGGCGTAAAGCGCAGACCAGCAGACGGTTGTCTTGCCCTTGGCAGTCTCTTCCCCGACAACAGCGAACGTCAGGCCCTTGTACATCGAATCGCCCAGTGGGGTCAGAACAGACCCAAACCCAGCCGCTATGACGTACTGCATGGGCTCCATGCCTTCCCTACCGTAGAGGTAGTTCATGGCCTTGCTGTAGCCCTCAGACGAGCCAGACATGCTAGAGAACGCCGCAGCCATATCCCTAGCGTACCCACCGATCAGGACTTTACGAACACTGCCATCCCGTCGGTACAGTCGATCACCTAGTAGAAACCCTTGGAAGTCTGGTGTCCATCCGAAACTTGTGTAAGTGTTTAGTTCCTCAGCCTCTCGCTTAAGTTTTTCTAACGAATCTCTGAGGTACGCCGTCATGTGCATCGATGAATCCTTTGCGTTAGTAGCCACTAACTCATGCCTTGCCAAGCCCTCCATCAACTTCTGTGGAGACGCGAGAAGGTGCGTATCGATCTCAAAGTCTCTGGTTCTCTGGTCTGGCAGGTGCATGCGCATACCCAAACTGAACGTGCCATCCTCCCGACGAATCCTGTGTATGGGGTAGAACAGGTTATTGCAGAACAGGAACTCGTGCATGATCCCGTCTTTGTCCTCCATCAGGCGGAAAAGCAGATTGTTCTTGTGTGCGTAATGCTCTGGCAGGGGTGGTACTTCTACTTGGATGACTGTGCCATCGACTTTGGCTTCTACGTTGACTGCCTTGCTCTCGGGTGCTGCTCTGCCCAAAACCAAAGGCGTTTTTATTTTGCCCTTGAACGGACAGTCTTGGCAGCCGCTGGGGTTGCACCGTGAGAAATGCTCGCAAGTTGTCGGAGGCGTGTCCCATGTCTGGTACTTGGAGTCAACATCAACCTGAGCATGGCCTGTATTAGCGCGTTCAGAACTCCAGTCCCGAGCTAGTTCTACACCCTCTTGGCAATACTTGATAAGCCCGATGACGCCGCGCCACTGATCGTAGTTGACATCACCCTTGGTGTCCCGCATCTCTGCTACTTGAGAACACTTGGTGGCGATGATCTCGGCAAAACTGGGGATATCGCTGCGCTGGACGTGGGCCGTCAAGTCGTCGTTGAGGTTTGACTGGACTACCGGTATTTGTTTTTCTGGCAGTGGCACTGCTTTGATGAGTGCTGCGAACGTCTCTGGCTCGATCGGGTTGGGTTTGGACTTGAGCGTAACTAACTTAGGGGTAGCCTTTTTGTTGCTGCTTCCGATCGGTCTGAGAATCCTGCCGAAGTCTGACGTTACCGTAGAGTCTGATAGAAGTCCGAGATGCGCCACTACTGCCTTGAACCGGCTGGCTATCTTGTACCACGTCTCGCTCTTTATTGGCTTGGTCAGTATCCAGTAGCAGTGAATCCCGTTACCAGAATCTACAAACATAGGTACGGGTAAACCCGTAGTGTTACAGAACTTGATGACTTCCTTGGCGGCTATGCTTTTCGTTAAGTAGCCAGACCCTTTAGCTGCTTTGTCCTCTCCGCAGTCTATGTCGAGCCAAAATGCCTTGGATTTGTTGTGGTTCTCTGGCACGCGCCATTTGACCTTGCCATCGATCGAGACTGTCTTCTGCAGGAAGGATGAGCATGCGTGGTAGACCTGAACATCAGTCTTATCTGCTTTCTCCACGGCAGCCGCCATAGCCTCGAATGACTCGAACGGCAGGTGCTTTGTGCGCCCCAGGGTGTCTATCAACACCAGATATTTGATCCCGTCCTCTGGCAAGACGGTCTGGAGAAACTTTAAGGTGTCCATGTCACACCGTATGGATTATGGATTTCTCCGATGCTTCAGCGCCCCGCTTCAGCGTAAGGGCTAAGTGTGACTCCACAATCTTGACTAACTCCTGAGCCTGAATAGGGGTAGCTGAGGCGTCAACGATGATGCGTCCAATAAGCTCTGATAATCCGATTACTACTTCTCCGTGATTGAAGCCCTTACCTGAGATTGCTTGGTTGGCTTCGACGACTACTCCTGCCACTTTGCGTGGCTCGATCTTGTATGCCATTTATTGCTCCCAATAAAGAAGCCGGTCTTTCCCGGCTGTCAGGGTTTATGCCCGGTACTACCCCTAGTTAATCGTCGAAATCTAAATTGTCTAGATCTATATTGTCAACCGAGACTTCTGCAACGGGCTGCTTGGGTTCAGCCTTCTTGGGTGCCGCTTTCTTCTTGGTCTCGGCAGTGGGTTCTTCTGCCTGGGCCTGGACTTCCGGCTCAACTTCAGGGGCAGAGTCTGATTCTACTACTCCTTGCGACGGAGCGGAACCCGTGATCTGAGCAACGACATCGCTGGCGATGACTTCCTGGCACTCTTTGTAAGTGGCCTCATCGATCAGCCCTAGAGCCTTGAATGTCAGCTTGGGAGTAGGAGCTTCCATATCAAAGCCAACTTTGGTAACTACTAAGTTGTAAGCAACGCCACGCTTGGCCAGCATCTGACCATACTCAGCCAGTGCCTTGATTGATGCAGGCGGCACACGGAGGAGATACGGCTCGTTGACTTGGTTGGGTGTGGCTACGGCAACACGAACGCTGTCCTGGCACGCTTTGCCCTTGGAACCATTCTCACCAATCTTCGAGCCCCACTGGTTGTGAGGGCAGACCGCACAGCTCTTGGCCTGAGGTTCTTTGGCTGAAGGATCAGGCTTGCTGCCATCGTTGGAGAAGCAATCAGGCTTAACACCCTCGGCACCCTCTGAGTAGCCCTTGGCGTAGAACACCTTGCTCGTACCCTTGTTAGCCTTGAGCAATACCACGTCGATCGATGTGGCAGGACTGTCAGGATCTTTGGGGTTGGGTAGAACCTTGCGCTCACCGTCACGGACGATGGCGAACACCTTGCCCTTGATCGAGATGACAGGGAACCCACCAGCACCGGCATGGGATGTTAAGTCTGCGTTGACCTCAGCGATGTTCAGCTTGGTGATGAAAGAAGGCAAATTGCCCGACTCAAACGGAATAATGTTTGACACTGTTAAAACTCCTGTAGGGGTTAGATTTGTACTACGACCGACGAATGTTGATCACACGCTCTTCGCGCCAGTTGACGCCAGGTGGGATATCTTCGTGGATTGACTTGAACTGCTCTACTCCTGTTTTACTAGCCCGAACTTCTATGAGGGGCCACTCTTCCTTAGCCTTCACAAACTCCATGAAGGCCTCTTTGTCGGCAACGGATGCCGATGTTCTTACTCCAATGTAGGCAGTACCAGACTTCGTTCTGGCGGAGTCTATGCCTGTCTTATCGAAAGCCGCAAGCAATGCAGATTCGATCTTGGCCATCTTCTTTTCGAGTTCTTCGACGTCTGCTTCGTACTTAATTTTTAATTCCGCTTTCTTGTCTCGGTACTCGATGTATTTCTCAACCGCGTCTAATAATTTCATTGGTTTGTTCTCCGTAGGGTAGTCAGTGTAGCGAAACGTATGTATGTTGTCTAGTCGATTTCTGCCTCCTTCATCAAATTAAGTAGTATCCCTTGCATCTTCTGCTTGGTGGCAAGCCGCTTGTAAATCTGTCGCTCGATCTCTGACGCTGCAATGTGAGCGATCACTGTTGTCTTAGTCTGCCCAGGACGCCGAACACGTGCGCATGCTTGTTCGTAGATGTCGTTTGAGTAGATTGGGGCGAACCAGACGATCGTTGTTCCTGCAGTAAGGGTAAGTCCGTGTGACATGGTTCCAGGGTTTGCAACGATGATGTGTGGATCACTAGCGGTTTGAAACCCAGAAAAGATTGTGTCGCGTTCATGTTTTGATGTTCCTCCGTGGATGACTCCGACTGACCATTGCTTCGATAGTTCTTCGGCTACGTGTAGCAGTACTGCTGTCAGGGGAACGAACACTAACACTTTTCCCTCAGACTCTTCAATTAGTTCTTTTAGAACGTCCATCCGTGGCTTATTGGGTAAAACTATCTCCTGCCCATCTTTACCGTACGCCACACCGCATGCAATCTGCACTAGCTTCTGAGCCTTGACTGCCTCGTTAACGGCTAGCACCTGCCCTCCGTCATACTCCATGGAGAGCTTTGAGAGCATATCTTTGTACGCTTTTGTCTGCTCTGGCGTCATTTCTGAGTCACGGTTGAGAATGATTTGTGGCGGCAAGTCTACACAGTCATCTAGGGAAAACCTTATGGCAGGTTGCATGAGTCTGCGTACAGTCTCCATGGCGTTGTGCTTTGGCACCCACTTGAACTGCGATACCTGCTTCATCACCATGTCTCTGAACGCACCAAAGTATTTCGGCACGTCTGTGTTGCCAGGAGTTATCAGTCTGCACTGCGCCCACGCATCTGTCGGGTCGTTTGGACAAGGCGCACCAGTCAAGGCCCACACCCTGCGCTGTATCGGCTGCTTATTCAGGATGTTGTTCATGGTCTTCCATCGCTGCGTGCCACCAGTGCGGAACATGGCTACTTCATCGACGATGATTAGGTTTATGTCAGGCCGCTTTAGCAGAGCCTCTTCGATGATCTTGATGCCATCGGTGTTGATGATGTAGAGGTCTGTCTTTTGCTCAAGAAGCTTGAGTCGTTTGGCCCTCGTACCGTAGACCACCGTTGCGTCTAGGTAAGGGAAGGTCTTGAATATCTCGTCAGCCCAGGTGCGCTCCATGGTTGATAACGGACAGACAATGAGAGCCCGCGTAACCAGCTGGGCATTTCTCATGTAGTCGTAGGCATAGAGAGCGGAGACAGTCTTGCCCAGACCCATCGAGTTCGTGCAGAAGCACCGGTTGTTCATCGAGAAGAAGTTCGCCGTTTCTACTTGTGCCTCGAACGGGTTGAACTTGCCCCCTGCCAGTGGGAAATCGTAGTGCGTCTTCAGTGGGTCAGGTATGCCCTTGAACCCTAGCTGTCGAAGTACTCGTGTCTCATCTGGCCTATGAGGAACGGCAGTCAGTAGGGCATCTTTGTGTTTGATTACCCTAGCTGTTGGTACTACTGTCGTTACTCTGGATGGTTCTTTTAATTTAAGAAGTACTGCTCGCTTGTCTTTGAGTATGGTTGCCATTGGTTTTCCGTAGAGTTGTCATTGTTTTTATGTCGATCTAGTTATGGGTTGTAGTTGCTCTTGCCCTTACGCCAGCCTCGGTTGGTCGCTCGGTCTTGAACTGTGGTGTTGCCCTTGCCGTTTGTGCCACCGTTATCCAGGGCCTTCTTGTGCGCTACGTCCTTGCCATCACCTTTCTTGACGCGCCCATCTGCCATAGCTTCTCTACGGGCTGCGTTGTTCATCACCCGCTTCTTTACTTCCTCTGGCCGGGCGTTGTATTCCTTCTGATACTTCAGCTTCTGGGGGGTTGACTTAGGCATCTCATCTCCTTTACTTCGTTAATGAAGTCAATCAACTGCTGCTCATCATCTACGACTATCGCCCAGCCTCGGGCTTGTTGAATCTGTTCTATCTGAATCTTCTGGTTGGCAGTCACGTTGTCCCGCTTACCAGGGGCTTTGGTTTCGATAGCGAAAAACCGGCCATCCCAACAGCAAATAATGTCAGGTACGCCGACCTTTCCGTAACCATTGGCCGATGGCATAAAATACCATATGTCGTGGCTTTTGAGAATAGCCTTGACGCGTGCCTTGATACGCCCCTCTGGTGTAGTCATTACCGATCCTTATAGAACTGACAAGTCTTTACAGGACACCAGCCACGGCATAATCCAGACGGTTTGGCTGGCCATGAATCTCTCTCGTACGCCGACTCCAGCTTGGCTACCTTGGGCAGGAAGTCTCGCCATATAACAGGCAGCTCATCTCGGTGAAACTCTTTGCCGTCTGTCTTCTTTTCTTTAAGCCAAATGAAGTTAGTCTTGATGTGGTTGACTTCAGGGTAGTGAGCGAACACAAACGCGGCATATAAATGCAACTGCTCTGACGGTTTGCGCTTGCCTGTCTTGTAGTCAAACACCAGGGCCTTGTCGCCCTTATCGATCACCAAGTCTGCTATGCCTCGACTCCACGCATCACCCCAGTCTGCAGGTTGAAACGATTTGCTTATGGCTAGTTTGACTTCAGGCAGCTTGTTGCCCTCGATCGACTCCAGCTTCTTGGCTATGGGCTCCCACTGCTCCATGCCCTCAGGTAGTGGTGTGCCTAGCTTGACTCGGTTCTCAAAGGCAGTGTGGACACGCTCGCCCCAGATGGTTGCCTCAGTAGGTGGGCTTACGAAATCCCTGGCTACGTTGGCGTGATAAAACTGTTTCGGACACGTGGCAAACTTCTCCAAGTGCGAGTACGTCCATGCCTTCAAATTGTTCTCCTACTTACAATCACCGTATGTTAGCGCAAAGTCGCCTTCACACGCTACAGGAAGTCCCGCTGCCCACTTCGGAGGCGTAGACATAACTTCAGACATGAACGCCAGCGTCTGCTCTGCATCCTTCTCTGGCACGACTGCTACCACCTCGTCATGTACCGTGAGGACAACCTTCGATCTTTGTTCGAGCGTATCGCGTCTGCGAAGTTCCTGATCGATCTTGGCCATCTGGTCAAACACTACGATACGAGCAAGTGCTTGCACGACGTTCTCCACGATCTTTCCCCCGTAGATCTTGATCTTGCCTTTGCGAGTATCGTAGGTGTAACCGTTCTCTGCTTTGGTTAAGTTGGGATAACGAACCAGCATGCCGTTGGGAAGTATGATGCCGTCCTGACTGCACTTCAGAGTAACGCCAGTACCGAACTCATAGTCGTATCCACGAACCATCTTGTCTAGCGACTTACCTGCTGCTGACCACAACTCTACAATGTTGGGGTAGGTGTCTCGGTACAGGTTGACGATCCGCTCTGCTTCTTCGATCTCAATGTCTAGGGATAACCCTGGCTGCCCGATCTTGAGCGTTGCCTTGAACTTGTCTTTCCCCATGCCGTAGCCTAGACCGAGAATGCAGGTCTTTCCAACAAAGCCCGCAACGAAGTCTGGGAAATACTCTTTGCCAGTCTGCGGATCGATCTCTTTTCTCTTGCGATTGACCGGGCGGCCATAGACGTTGGTAGCGAACTTCGAGTAGATATCCACCCCGTTGCGGAAGTCCTCAACCAGATCGTTCTGCCCCGCCAGCCAGCCGACAACCCGAGCCTCAATCTGAGACGAGTCTACTGCTACGACTGCATGTCCTTTGGGAGCACGTATGGCTTTGCGCAGCGTCCCGCCTCTGGGTAGGTTCTGCAGGTTCATCTTGTCACCGCCGCTCGCCCTGCCAGTATGTGCGCCGTAGTAATTCAGCATGATGGGAAGTGGGCCACGATCTGCGATCCCGATGAACGACTCTGTGCGAGTTTCTTCAAGCGTGGATTTCACCCCGAGCCTGGCTGAGACAACTGCTTGCACCCGTGGATCGTCATGCTCCAGCAAGTCCTTGAACTCTTGGTCAGTCTTACTGAACGCGTAAGCCAACTTGTTAGTGCGGAGGCTCACTTTAACTGGTGGCTCGACTCCGAGCTTGCGCAGAACTTCAGCGAACTTATCGTTCGACATCAACTCATCCCGTCCGATGGCGGCGTCGATCATCGCCATCAGCTTCTCCTTCTTAACCTGCACGTTCTGGAGATGCTCTAGTAATAAGTCTCTGTCGAGCTTCAGTACCGGGTCGGTGTACATGCGGATCATCAGGTCGATGATGTACTGCTCTTTGGGCGTACTAAACTGCCGCAGGATCTGGTACAGAGTGTAAGTTATCTCGACGTCGTTCTTACAGTACTCTCCGTACCGGGCTAGATCTTCTGCAGTGAAGTCTGCTCTACGCTTCCCCAAGGCGTTGACTACCTCAGTGCCTTTCTCACCCAGGCAGAACTTCTTGGCCAGTGCTGCAAGCGAACCGCCTACAGTCAGACCAGTTATCGGACGAGCCATGCTCAGAGTGTCCAGGTAGTACCTCGGCTTGAGGCAGAACTTCCAGGCAAGTATGGCACCGTCAAACGCCATGTTGTGCGCCAGCAAGTAGCTGTTGGGTATGTCGAACTGCTCCAAGAACTTCTTAGTCTGCATGGCAGGGCCGCTGAACCATTCAGTCGGGCCATCGTTGATCTTGGCTGCTACCCCGATAACCTCGAAGTCTCTGTGCCGGATGTACTGCTCCGTGGTTATTTTGCTTAAGCTGTAGTCTTTGTCGTAGTAGGTCTCGAAGTCTAGGGTCACTATGTCAGTCATCAAATGCCCCTCTGGACACCGCATCGAGTACGTTGTCTGCAGACTTGCGTGTCCCCATCTTGCCGCTCTTCCACATTTCCTTCATGCGCTGCCGCTGCCTAGCCTTCTGCTCCTCTGACCATGCGCTTGCGGGTCTACCACGATTAACTAACACACGGGTGGGCGTTGAAGTCTCGCCCTCCTGCCTGAGCCAGAATTGGATCTGTAGTTCTGGTGTGCGGAAGTTCTTCTCACACACTGCCAACAAACGTTCCGACAATTCTTTATTTAATGTTATTTGCATCGTCTAGTTTCCTTTGAACAAGAATAGAAGTCACGGCTTCACCGATCTTATCTGCTGTTCCCACGTAGGTCGTCTGCCATGTATCACCTTCTACAAATACATACCGCACGAGATAGCCGTTCTGGATTTTGTACACCTTAAACGAACCAACAAACTCGTCGTCTATCGAAGCACGCTGCGTGCCGAGTCCAGTTATCGAAGCCTGACTAAGGATGTTGCCCCCTATCGTCACGCTCATCTCTCCACCCCTTCAAGCCGATCTGCTACCAGTTTGGCGTAGCCTGCTATGTCCACCCATGAGTCTGCGTAGTGTGGATCACCGTTGAGTATCCTGCCGATCTTGTGAGCGATCATCTCCAGGGCTTCGATCATGTCATCATCCAAGTCTGACTTGTGTCGGTAGGTGAACATGACTTGCTTGAGATGTTGAGTTACCCGAGCGTGGCCGATAAAAGGCCCATACCTAGTGCCGCGTTCATCAAGGACTGCTGTTACGTCCGTTACTTTTTTCTTCATACTTCCTCCATCTGTAGAGTTAGTTCTAATCTGCGGACAAGCTCTGCTTGTTCTGACTTCAGTAAGGCTTGCCGCTTTCGGATACTGATGATAAGCATTGATACAACTGAGTCCACCATATTTTTAAGAGCGATCGAATCCTTTTGCTTCAGTCGGTCGGTTCCTTGATGAATCAGTTCCAGCATTTTGGTCGTGGCTACGGGGGTTATTGAATGGCTCATACATTCTTTCATATGGGTCAATGCCCATGTGGATCATTAGGGTAACAAGCCGGGACTCGATACGAGCAAGCCGGCGCTCAATGGGTTCGTCACGCATCATACGGGGGGTGCTCCAAGATCTTCGATCTCCTTATTGGTTTGTTTGCTGAACCACTTGGCTACTACTTCTCGCTCTTGTGGTGTTTTGAAAGGCCAGTTCCATCTCTCCCATGAGAGACCAGACGGATGGTTTACTGTTTGTTCGCCCATAGTTCCAGACATTTTGTTTCGAGCTCCATTGATGGTGGGTTAGTCTTAAGTGCGTCTTTGATGCCAAGGTTGTATGCCTGTATTACATCTTTAGGCATATTTACTGCGCTGGGTTCAGGGGATTGAAATAGCTTGTCTAAGGCCAGAATGACCAAGACTGTAAAGGTTATCCCTAGTACTACCCCCATCCAGAATTGCTCTGACTTTACATCCCTCAACTCGTAGATCATTGTCATCTCCTTTTAGTTATGGTGTGGGGTCACGGCGAGGAGCCACGTACGACTGGTGTAGAACCGCCCCCACTGCGGGTGTTGTTTGTCATGTCGAGCACGTCACCTCCCGCTGGACGTCTGTATGTATTCTAACTCCATTTCTCTCCTTCCTTGCAACTTTCCTTGCTCATAGGCGAGGTCATAGAATGCTTTTAGCTCTTTGTAGTTTGCTGGCTGCAGTGTGTTCACGTGGATCTTGTGCGACTTCCAGACCACACGCACGACGGAAAAGCCTGCCTGCTTCGCTAGGGCTTCAAGCTCCTGGTCAGTCATTTCTCACCCCTTGCTCGTATTGCGGTGGCGCATGATTGAGACGCCCATGAAAATTCGCTTCCAATATCCATTGATACAATCATGCCCTCACACACCTTCGCACACGCCTCACGCTCTGCTTCAGCCACCAAATGAGCAAAGTACTCAATGTCACCATGCAACTGCAACTTGTTGTCTTCGATTAGTTTGAACACGTTCATGACTGCCTCCTAACAAATTCTTCCATCAATGTCTGCGTTAATTGTTGTACTGCATATGCCTCTTGCTCGGAGCCTGGGTGTGTCTCTCCGTAAAACGCGCACCATTCCTGCCAGATGTGGACAGCTTCGTGAATCAGTAGACCAGTAACTTCTATCGGTGTACGACGCTCGTACCCAGCCAAGCAAACAACTACACAAAGCTCGCCTTTCCTGTTGCGCAAGAAGTGGGTCGTTGCATCAGCTTGCGGTGTTCGTATCCACTCGTCCCTGGGCTTAACATCCATATGCTTGAACGCTATGAGGTACTCGTCCTCTGACAGACACAGACATAAGTAGGGCGCAGGTGGACTTATGTACCTCGGCAACCAGTTAATTTTTTTCATTGTTCAACCCTTTCGTATGTGGCTTCAAATATGGCTGGCTTGCATGGGTAGTGCTCGCCTTTTATGCCAGTGATGATCCAGTCGCCCGGGGTGACTTCCATTTCCCCTTCAAGTGTTTTAATGATAGGAACCTTATGTACAAAAAAGATCCCGGGTGCGTTGGGGGGATGGGTGTACCTGTCTTGCACTTCAACTGCTGGATGGTCTCCATCCATAAACCACTGCGTAGCCTCGATGACCACAGGTTTCTTTCTGAATTTCATCTCAATCCCCTTTCGATTGCATCTTTTATGTTGTGAACCTCCAGCTTGTAGTAAATGCGCTTGAGGTGCGTGTACAGCGTACTGCGTTTGATGCCCAACTTCTCAGCGATGCGTGCAGAAGTGAATCCGTCTTTGTATAACTCCAGGATCGTCTTCTGCCTCGGCATCATGGGCCACTTCTTACCAGCCCTCGGGTTAGGTGGCATCCTCCGTTTGCATCTCCGGAATGGATCGTGCCATCTTATTTGCTTTGTTGAACGGGTCATTCCAATTCACCTCGACTTCAGCATCTTCGAACAACTCGTGCCACGCAATGTAGACACGTCCTGGCTTTGCTTTATTGAATGGGTCGTGCCACTTGAAGTTAGGAAGTTTGTCCCTCTGGTAGTACAAGAATTTTCCGTCTCTTTCTTTCTCCCTCACCCACAAGCCCTTGACTATCTGCTCGTCGATCCACCTGCGCGCTACTTTCTCGCTCACCCCCCGCATCTTGGCTAGCTCTTTGATATTTACCATTTTCTAATATGCCCCTAATGTAATGGTTGCCTGAGGCTACGTACGTTTCTTTTGCCTGACCAGTCTTTAACAACTGGCGTATAGCTTCTGAAGCTGTGCTCTCAGAACAACCTAGTCGTTTAGCGATCATCGCCGCTGTCACCGGCGATTTCCTTGTTTTAATCCAGGACAGTATCCCGTCACGTACGCTCATGGGGTTTAACTTCTTTCAGCTTCTCGAAAGCCCACATTCGAACGAACTGCGCATGCTCTCGTATCTCAGTGGCAAGAAGCGTGATCTGCTCTAGATCTGGATTGATAGACACCGCAGTGAGTGCTGTCAGCTTGCGTGACATGTTGTTGATCTCGACTACGGAATGACCTGGGTCTTTCATACTACCTCCTATGATTGGGTGGAAAGTCTAGCAATGACAGCTGCTGCTTCGATCGCATCAGTGTCGATAGATTTTAGACTATCTTGCGCTTCCGCTTCACGAGCCTTGCGCTCTACCTTCTCCTCTACCCGCTCGACATACTCTTTCGGGATGTAGTGTGCAATGCCCGGCCACAACTTGATCGCCTGATTCAGCGACTTGCACTTGTTAAGGAAATCAACGACTCCAGTTTTAACGCCATCCCACCGTTTCTCGATTTCCTTACGCTTGACTGCATAGTCAAAGCAGTCTTTGAAGAACGGATTCGTAGCAGCCATCTCAGGTGTCACTAGCACGGCGATGTCTGGAGTGTAGCTGTTGCGATACTGAGGAGGCATCTCATACACAGTGCCTTTAGCTACGAACCGATAACTACCAACTCCTGTAGTGCTACCGTCTTCTTTCTGTACACGTATCACCAGATCAAACTTTTCCAGCTTAGCGATCCAAGTGGGGGGCAACAGAGGCTTGAGGTGTAACGAGTTTTCCCAGATTGCTGCTTCGAGCCAGGACTCAAGTGGTTTGGCTGTTGCTGTTCTGCCATACACCTCGACTGGATTCTCGGACAAAGACCTTTCTTCTGCATGCTTCATCTCGCGGATTTTGTTGTTGACGTCAGTCATAAGGCCGCGACTAATAGCTACGTATGCCATGGTATTTCCTTTCAGTTGGTTAATTTTTGAACTACAAGTTGAGATACTACCCACTCCATACCTGCTTCTAATGAATCTATTTCATACATGAACTGCACACTGTGCTTCTTTGGTTTGTTGATGTAGCAAAAATACTTGTTACATATAAACCTCACACCACCTACTGTTCTGTTTTCTTCGTGACGATCGACAACTTCTCGTAGTGAGGCAACCTTGAACTGCTCATCTAACGCCCAATAATGTGCGTCACCTACATAGTGCATGGTTATGCTCAAGTGTCCTCCATTCTCTGCTTAACCTTCCAAGTGGTGCGCAACTCAGGGTGCAACTGCTCGTAGTACTGCAGCCGCTCGTACAACTCATCGATCTCCCGAGTCGCTCCGTTGATGCTTGCAGTGAGGGTGTTGATTGTGTCAGCTTGCACAGAGTTCTCCTGGATAAGATCTCTGTTCTGCGTTACTGCGTCCTCTAGCTGCTCTTCAAGTTCTGCTACCTGATCTGCCAATCGACTCATGCTGCCTCCAACTCGAAGTGAACTGTCTCACCGTACGGCGGCACTCGGTCACTGCTTACACACCATACCGTCGGGAAGTCAGGCGCTTGACTGTAACTGTCGTAACCGTCGGTCAGAGTAACTACTACGTCGGGGTCGATGCCCTGCTCTGCCAGATACTTGAAGCCTGCTTCCATCTGTGTGCCACCACCAGACTGATGTTTGATCTCAACTTCCTCGCCTTGCTCAAATACTTCGTGCTTCTGTACTTGGCTGTCGGTGTAGAGGACGTGGACTTTCTCTGGCCTACACTGCTGCATGATGCGTCTGATATGGCCGTTGTAATGCGCCGTCTCAGCTGGTGTGATCGAGCCGGAGATGTCGACTTGTACAACAACCTCGCCCATGCTTGGCGTCGTACCGACTGATGGCAGATAGTGACCCATGCCGATGAACCTACGGTTAGGCCGCTTCCACGAGTAGTCCTGCTTGGTCAGGCCGACCATGTATCGTTCGAGGATCTCATACCACGGCGTCTTGACGTTGATAATATCCGACACAATCTGTGCCAACTTACCGGGCAGCTTACCGCGCATCTTGGCAGCCTGTGCTGCTTGAGCGATGTCTACTTTGATCTCGGCCTCGATCTCCTGCTTCTGGCTCTCAGTCAGATCCTCGTAGCTGATGTCATCGCCTAGACCGTTATCAAAAGCATCGTCTTGACCAGGCCTACCACTACCCCCACCACTACCCCCACCGCCACCGTCGTCGCTATCAGGAAGTTCATCATAGATTGTCTCCGTTGTTTTATCTTTGCTACCAGGCATATCGACTGTATGTGGTATCGACTCTCCGATTCCAGCATCGTTGAGCATGTCGTTGATCCAAGCATCACCTGCATAGTTCCACTTGCGAGGGTTACGACTACCACGACGTAGTGCATGTTGACCGATAACGTGACCGACCTCATGGCACAGAGCCCATACTATCTGAGGAACAGTCAGCGATTCGATGAAGTCAGGGTTATACCTAATATCACCCCGAGCGTTGACACAAAGTGTCGGTATGCTCTTATCTTCTGTCAACTCACGCTTGAGCAAAATAGAACTGAAGAATGGTTGATCAAGGACGATCTGAGCTTTGGCTTTGTCTAGTTTGGTTACTTGCTTACGCATACTACCTCCGTGGTTCGAAAGATACTGTTGCTTGGGTTTCTTTGTTGATGAACTTGGCACCGCCCCTGGGCAGCTTCTGCATAACTACATGCCCTTCGAATAGCCCGATGAGCATCTCATCTGATAACAACATGTGGTGCAACTGTCGCTTGTATCTACTACTGACTAGAACTGCGTAGGTTGTAGACACAAGGCACCACGCCAACAGGAACATCTCTGCCATTGAAAACATATTTACACTCCCATGAAGGCGCCCATCTGCCGGGCGATATCGTCTAACTTCTTAGCTGCTTGCTCTCGAACGATGGGTGACTCACGCAACCATGCGCTGTGGTACTTACTCACTGTCTGGGTCAGATCATCGATAGTGTCGAGCATTTCTTTGGGTGGATCAATTAAGAGTTTCTTAGCCAACTCTACGCCTTCGATAACGTTCTCTATGGCTGAGTCACGGAATATCGAACCATCCGTGCCGATGGGTTTGTCGAGCTTCTCCACTAGGTGCTTCAGTGGTCTGATCATGCGAGTCACTGCGTCGTTCTTGGCCGCTACTTCTGCATCGTGCATGGCCTGGGTAAAGTTCTGCACATCTTCATCTGACAGGTCGAACAAGAAGTGCTTGCGATCTGGTAGGGGCATGAACCGTAACTCGAACCCGACACGAGCATCGAACTCTTCTGCCGTGGGGTAGTCCTCGATCTTGGCTCGGGGTGTCTTACCTTGAGCGATTGCTATGGCACTGCGGGACTGGATATCAAGCTGAACATACTTGTCGTAGTTGGGTAGAACTTGAGCCCGGAGCTGATCGAGGTTTGTCCTCTTGTCTCGCATGTCTGTGGTGTAGTCCATGTACAGAGCGTTGGGCAGGATGCGTGGCCCCTTGTCGGTGTACGGTAGCGTGTGGTTCCTGTGGTAGGCATAGGCCTCGTCGAGGGCAGACAGAACCTTCTTGACGGGGTTGTTGTTATCACGGAACAGTCTGGATAGCACGACCAGGCTAGCGTCGTCGAGTTGTTGTTGGATGATTGCCTCTGCATCTGCATCGCGTCGGCTCAGGTTGGCACGCCTCGTGGTAAGTTTCACGAGCATGGCCTTCTCAGATAGTGTGGTCACTTGCATGATTTCAGTTCCCTCTGGTTAGTTGGAGTTGGATCGTACCGCCGTAATAAATCAGTTGTTGCAACTTCTCGAACTTCTCTGTTTCCTGCTTTTTGTAATGCGTTACAACCATACTTCGTAGTTCCGCTAGTGGCTCTTCAAAGTCTTCGCCTCTGTCGAGGCCTACCTTAAACGTATTTCGGTTAGGGTCGCCGCACTGCGACCGTACTTCTACCGACTGTAGTCGCCTCCTTTCTTTACGATGTTGTGATGCTGAGTCAGACATGAGTAATACTGAAGTGTCTGCAGAGTAGATGCCATAAGCGAAGTCCCATATCTCTGGAGTAATGTCTGGTATGTCTATGCCCCAGGGGGATACATGAAACTCATGGATGCCGCAGTACTTCTTGGCTATCCGGAACAACTTGTTGCTCTTGGAGTACCAGCCCCTACTCTTTTCCTGTCCAGACAGGAACGCTTCCATCTTATTTATTACGTTCGTTCTCATCCGTGGTGTGAGTGAGGATAGGTCGATCTCTACTGTCGTTGTGGCACCGGGCAAGCCGGCATACTCTGCCACCTCCCATTTACTTCGTACGTTGGTTGGTTTCATCTACTAACTCCTAGATTAAGACGTTTGCGTTCTTGATTGCCCATGCGGTGAACGCCTTGGTTGGTTTGATCTCGGGTGCAAGTTTCATCGCATCTTGGACGCACATGACGTTGAACTCTGGCGGTAACTGGTCGATGTACTCTGCGATGCGGTGGAAGTTGTCCTTGGTTGCACGATGTGCCAATGCACCAGTCAAGGCGTAGCGAACTGCGGGGTCTGTGGGTACTTCTGCGTTGGCAGGGTTGAGAAGTAGTGCGTCGATGTTGGGCAGTCCCTGGTAGATCTTCTTGAACCCAACGAACTCGGCAGCTGCGCCTTCGCCTACGTCACCTGCTACGTTTGCAAAGTAGACATCGGTGGGCAGGTTGTCGTCGATGAGATTAACTCGCTCCCAATTGCGTGGTGTCGGGCAGATCTTATCGGGGTCGAAGTCAGATAGCAGATTGGGTCGGAAGCGGAGGAACTGAATCAGTACGGGGTTGATACCAGCCTCAAGCGCCCACTCTGACCAGTCGTCGATGTTCTCGGTGTACTCGTAAGTGCGAACCCTGCCACGTAGTTTGGAGACGATGCGGTTAGCGCCTGACTTGTCCTTGGTACGGTTGCCCGTTGCGATGATGTATGTCTGGTTGGATAAGCGTAGGTTGTTGCTTCGGCGCTCAAGAATAAGTCCGCACAGTGCGTTCTGCATTGGCGTAATTGCATCGGACAGTTCGTCGAGGATGAGTAGGTTGCGCCCTGTGGATAACTTGTGCAACTCTTGGGGCGGCTTCCATGTGGTCACTTCGCCGTCGTTGTTGGGTGTGCCGAGCAAGTCCACCGGGTCACGAAGCGATGCAAAGAACATCTCCACATGCTCGAACCCGAGTTCCCGGCCGATCTCTTTGGCCAGGGCTGACTTACCGCCACCAGGTGCGCCTTCGATGTAGGGTACGACTGCGTTGGTTGTAGCGAACTGCGACTTGATCGACAACTTGATGTCTGAGTATTTCATGGCTTAGCCTCTGTTAAGTTGGTTGATAACGAACTGCTTGATAGAACGTGCTTCGAGTAATGATTTGATTGTTTCCGTGTTCATCCAGTCGATCTCGGCTCTGGGTTGCGCTAGGCGCTGATGAGTGGTGGTGGTGCGACTGAACTTGTC